GTGTACCACTGTTCCAGTCGCGCCGCTGCGCTCGTGAACCGCTGCCGCGCCAGGGTTTACAGTGCTGGTTGATGTACGAGGTGTTGTGTTTTCGCCCGCGTCACGCCATGCCCCCGTCTGTACGCGACGGGGTGTTGTGAGTTCGGGCGGAAACGCAACAGTCAGGCGCGATCGCGCTGTGTCCGTGGGGGGTGCCGCCCCCAGACCCCCCGCTCGCTTGCATTATATCCCGACCCGCTTCCGAGAATCCTTGCTACTTCCGCACACCTATGCGCCGAGTGCCGGGAAACCGCAGGTGGCACTCCTCCGCTATGCAGAAAGGGGCCGCACATGCAGTACCTCGTGGCTGGTGCCGTCATCGCCATCGTCTCGGCGGCGGCGGGCTTCTTCGCGGGCCGCATGAGCGTCGGTGCTCCGATGCCTGACGTTTCGCTGTCGCGCACTCTCGACGGCTATCTCCCGACGCAGGAGGAGCTGGAGGGCTATGCCAGCCAGGGCGAGTAGCACGCTGAAGCTGGAATACGCCGACTGGTATGTGGACAGGATGCGCTCCGGGGCCAAGCAGTTCGGCAAGACCGAGTGGGCGCGCAAGAAGAAGGTGTCCACGCAGACGCTCCGCAACTGGGAGAAGTCCGAGGAGTTCAAGCTGCGGGTGGCGGCGCTCACCGGCGAGCGGCCCATCGAATCGCAGTATGTCGAGGCGTTCGAGAAGTGCGTGGCCGATCCCGCGTACTTCATCGACAACTACTGCATGATGTGGGAGAAGGAGGGCGGCGACCCTATCCCGTTCGAGCTGTGGGACTGCCAGCGCGAGACGCTGGACCTCATCGAGCGTGAGCGGCAGGTCATCATCCTCAAGACGCGGCAGCTCGGCGAGTCGTGGACGATGTGCGCGTACTCGCTGTGGAAGTGCATGTTCACCTCCAACGTGCACATCTACATCCGCTCGATCGGGCTCAAGGAGGCCAACGAGCAGCACGAGCGGCTCAAGTTCATGTACGACAACCTGCCCGAGTGGTTGCAGGCCCGCGTCAGGCTCGGCGGGAAGAACCTCAAGCGCAACGACTCGGTGTCGCAGTTCTCCAACGGCTCGTCGGTTCACATGCTCTCGGCGTCGAAGAAGTCCGGCCACGGTGCCGCGCCTACGCTCATCTTCTGGGACGAGATGGCTCGTGACGAGCTGGCCGACCCCTACGGGTGGCGTGCCATCAAGCCTGCCGTCAACGGCGGTGGGCGTGTCGTGCTGGTGTCCTCGTCAGACGGGCCGAACAACCGCTTCGCCAAGGTCTGGCAAGCGGCCGTCAAGGGCGAGAACAAGTTCGTCCCGGTGTTCTTCCCATGGTCGGCGCACCCCGAGCGCGACCAGGAGTGGTACGACGAGGAGCGTGCCGCGTGGGAGGCCGAGGGGGACATCGAGGGCTTCTTCCAGGCGTACCCCTCATCGCCGTCCGAGGCGTTCGCCGCGGCGTCCCGCTGTCCGTTCGACGGTGAGGCGATCCGCGCGCTCGCATCACACGCGGAGCAGCCGGTCAAAGGCGAGCTGTTCGCCGACGAAGGGTTCATGGAGAAGGTCGGCGGGAGGCTGCACGTCTGGCGCAAGCCGGTCGCGGGGCAGACCTACACGCTCGGCGTCGATCCGGCGATGGGCCTCAAGCGCGGTGACTATACCGCGATGGTCATGGTCTGCACCGAGACGAACACGGTCGATGCCATGTGGCGCGGGAAGCTCGCGCCGGAGGTGGCCGCGTCGGTGGTGGAGGGATTCGCCCGCTGGTACAACGAGGCGTTCGTGGGCATCGAGGTCAACCCCGGCGGCTACGGCAAGACCATCGTGGACGACCTCAAGCAGACCTACGACAACATCTTCTGCCGCGAGTCCCGCGACAAGCCGTGGGATGCGCCGACCCTCGTGCTCGGGTGGTACACGCACTCGAACCAGAAGCTTGAGATCGTCAAGACCATCCGCCGTGAGATGGCCGACCCTGCGCGTCCGCTCGGCATCAAGAGCGACATCATCCTCTCCGAACTTGCGACGTTCGAGGAGACGGAGGGCGGTCGCCTTGAGGCACCGAAGGGCGAGCACGACGACACCGTTATCGCGCTCGGTATCGCGCTGTGTATCCGCAAGACGCAGGGTACGCGGCTGGCCGAGAGCTTCTACGCCCCTGAATCCCCGTGGCCGTTCTAAGGAGCCGCACGATGCCAGATGCCAAGACGGACCATGCAGACGTTCCGGTGCGCGAACTCCTCGCCAAGTTCGAGGAGGCGCGTAGGGCGCGGCTTCCTTACGAGCGGAACTGGGAGAGGAACTGGCGCTACTACCGTGGCGACCATTGGGACGGCATCGCCCGCCGTAAGTGGTGGGAGTCCCGCCCGGTCATCAACAAGGTCGCCGAGTACGAGGAGATCATGCGGTCGCTCCTTGCCGACCAGCGGTGGGGGCTCGACGCGCTCCCGCGCTCTATCGGCAGGGGCGGTGATGAGCGCGACGGCTCGACCATCGCGGAGAAGGCGAGCCAGGTCAACCATCTGCTCGACTTCCTGTGGGATGACTGCTCGGTGCAGGCGCACCTCGCCGAGATGTTCCTCAACGTGTTCAACACAGGCACGGGGCTTCTCAAGGCCACGTTCGACCCTGACAACGTGTCTGCGCGCGGGAGCGGGCAGATAGAGGTCGTCCCGGTGGACCCGCAGGCGATATTCCCCGACCCGGACGCATACTCGGTCGGCAGTGCGTCGTACATCTTCGAGCGCCGCACCGTGTCAGCCGACTACGTGATACGGCGATGGCCCGACAAGGTTGACCGCGAGAAGCTGACCGGGGACGCCTACTACGACCCGGCGTGGGGTAAGCGCATCGGGCCGAACGGCGAGACGAAGCACTACGACGGTGCCTCGCTCGACTTGCTCGAATGCTGGTACTTCGACGAGACGATAGAGGAGGTGCCGGACTCCGAGAAGTTCGACGCCGACCTCGGCAAGTTCGTCTACGACGTGAGGGCCAAGTACCCGAACGGGCGATACACGCTCATGCTCGGCGACGGCACCGTGCTCGACGACAAGCCGAACCCGTACTCGCGCTTCCCGTATGCGCGGTTCGTGGAGATACCGATGCCCGGTGAGTTCTGGGGCGGTTGCACGCTGGACAAGCTCATCGGCATCCAGAACACCATAAACGTCCTCACGCAGCAGATCATCGACAACGGCGCGTTCCTCGCCACCGGCGTGTGGGTGGTCGATGACAGGAGCGGCATCGACCCGAAGAAGCTGCCGCGCGCCGGAGCTCCGGGCGGCGTGGTCGTCAAGAAGCAGGGCACGGAGGCCCGCCGGGACACCGGCGACCAACTTCCGCAGCACCTGTTCGAGACGCTGCGTATGCACATCGACATGTTCGACCGTGTTGCCGGACTGCCCGATGTGTTGCGCGGCATCGTCCCCGGCAGACAGCCGGTGCAGACGACGCTCATGCAGCAGGAGTCCGGCGAACTGCGGACGCGCGAGCGTGCGCGGCGCGTGGAGGACGGGCTGGCCGAGCTTGGCTACCTGTTCGTGGACATCGTGCGTGAGTACTGGACCGACGAGCGCTCGTTCCGGCGCGTGCGCTCCAACGGCTCGCTCGACGTGTTCTCCCTGTCGAAAGACGACCTCGACGGGTGGGAGTTCGACATCATCGTCAAACCCGGCTCGACGCTCCCGCTCGACCGTATGTTCGCCACGCAGAAGGCGCTTGAGATGCGCGGCCAGGGCATTCAGATACCCGACTCCTACATCCTGCAACTCTCCGGTCTACCCGGCATCGAGGAGGTCATCGCCGACCTCGCTGCCGAGCAGATGCCCATAAACGGCGAGGAAGGCGGTGGTGCCGACGAATATCTGCCGGACGTGTCAGATGGGATCGAGGGTATGCCGCCCGACATGCCGCCCGCGATCTCGGGCATGATGTCCGACCCGAACGCCGGCCCACAAGGGGGCGGCGTCGGCATATCTGGCGAGGAACTTCCGCTGCTGTAGCGGATGGCTCGCCGAGAGGAGCACGAAGTGTCAGACGAAATGTTCGACGCGCAGGAACCCGAGGTTGTGGAGATAGAGGAACCGACTGCGGCTCTGGACACACCGTCGGAGGCTCACGTTGACAACGACGACCCGTGGGCGCGTCTCCGAGCCGAACTCGGTGACGAGATAGACCCCGATCTGGTCGTCAAGAACGTCAAGCAGTACACGCAGACCCGCCAGGAACTCGCCGAACAGCGGCGCAGGCTTGAACCTCTCGCCGAGATTCAGGCCGCGTTCGACTCGGACCCCGAGTTCGCGGAGTACGTCATGGGATACGGACGCAAGAAGGAGTCCGAGATGTCAGCCGAGGAGATCGCGCAGCGCGCGCTCGGCGAGGCACAGGCACTCCGTTCGAGCATCCAGACCGAGCGTGCTCTGGCGGAACTGCACCGCACCGTCGAGGCGGAGGGTCATCCCGACTTCGATGACGTTGCGCTGCTTGAGTTCGCCGCCAGCAACCGTATCGCCGACCTCGAAGCCGCCTACTTGAAGATGATGAAGTCCGACCTCCTATCCGGCGTGAAGAAGCGCGTGGAGGCGGACGAGCGCCACAAGAAGGCCGCGAAGGTCGAGACGCGGGTACGCGGCGGCAACCCTGCCGTACCGATGACGCCCGAGGACATAGCCAAGCTCTCTGACGACGAGTTCGAGAAGCGCTATCCGTCCATTCTCGATGCGTTCAGGAAGCGGTAGGGGCCCACTCCCACCGAACCTGAAAGGAACCACACATGGCTCTCACGGAAGGTCTTGACTTCTTCGTGCCCGAGATTTGGGCCGGGAGGCTGCTCAAGAACCTCAACAACACCCACGTCTACGCCAAGTGCGTGAGCCGCGACTACGAGGGTGAGATCAAGAACTTCGGCGATACCGTCCACATCAACAACATCGGTCGTAGCACCATCGACGACTACACCGCGAACACGGACATGGACCCCGCCGAGACGCTTTCGAGCGACCAGCGCTCGCTGGTCATCGACCAGGCCAAGTATTTCAACTTCCAGATCGACGACATCGACAAGACGCAGCAGAAGCCGAAGGTCATGGAC